GTCGGGTGTGCAGGGGATAGCCGTCACATCAATGCTGAGCGCTTTGCTGCAGATAATGTTCATGGTGTCGAGTCGTGGAACGCGACTGTGAAGTTGGCCGTTTGCGCCGTGGTCGGCGTGCCGCTTATTAGACCACCCGAAGTCATCGTCAGCCCGGCGGGCAGAGACCCAACCAAAGCAAAGGTATAGGGCGGGGTCCCACCACTAACAGAGAACTGGAAGCTGTAAGCCGTGCTGACCGTACCAGCCGGTGGCGAGTTGGTCAGCCCCATGATCACAATCGTGTAGGTCTTCTGCATGAAATTTCCCACTACGTTCTGCACGCGAATAGTGAACGAGTAGGTGCCGGTGGTAGTCGGAGTACCGACGATGATGACTGAGAAATTATCCTCTTGAATCATCTGCAGGCCTGGGGGCAGTGAACCCGAGACGATCGAAAAGGTGAATGGCTGTTGGATGCCTGTGGCGGTCACGACTGCGGCGTAGCCTGTGCCCACGCAGCCGTTACGGTTGAGTGCGCTCAAGCAAACTTTGTTCACCTGAACCAGCGTGCAGGCGTAGCTCACAGCTATGGCATCTGCCTGAGCCTGAGATGTTCCAACAAATAATCCGGGAGCCACCTGGTAAGTGAATGGACTTCCATCAGCACAAAGGCCGGTGCAAGTGGCGATGTTGTTGGAGAAAAGGCGGGGGGCATTTCCGCCTGGTGTCCAGCCGCCGCCACCATCTCCGCCACCGCCCACACCAGGGCCGCCTCCCGAAGAGCTGCAAATCAGTTGTTGCCGCGCAGCGCACAGGTCCGCATCAGCCTGCGATACCTGAGAGGTGCAGTAAGAGATGCAGCCAGAGGTTCCGAAAGGCGAACCCAATGGCGGGGTGTTTTCCCAGCCGGTGTTATAACTTATAAAAACCTCCGAGTCTGGAGCCTCAGCCGTCAGGTTGGAGAACGGATTACTCGGGTCATCGCACAGCGATTTTATACAGCACGGGATTTGCGGCATATCAAACGGGGTTAATTGCTGGTGGCACGCTCGGCAGTGGCGGGCAGTTAGGCACCGCATCCGTGCCGCAGACCAGGCCTTGATACAGAGCGCGGTCGACCGGTATAGCGTGCAGAAGCAACCCGCGGATTCGGCAGAAGCCCTTTACGGTCAGACGCGGCTGGAACTGGTAACCTATATTGGTCGGTCTGCCTGTGGCGCTGGCACAACTGGAAGGCGGCTCAGGCAGGGTCTGTGTCGCGCGATACGATTCACCAAAAGGAACGATAGGATAACAAACGGGGTTTCGTAAATCCTCGCAGCTGTTCTTGGCGGAACAAATCTTCCAGGTCTTCCACGGTATCCAACAGGTCTGACCATCAGGCCGATATTCCATCGTGAACACCACCTCGCCGTAGACACGGTCCACCCAGAGCTCAGCTGACACCAGCTTCTTCAGCTTGAAGAAGTCGCCCCAGGTGAAGCTGGGGAACTCGGCATACCAGGTGATGCGTGCACTGGTATCAAATCGGTTGGAGTCAAAACGATTGGAGGCAGATAACTCCCACATCTCAATCGCACCGTCGATACTGGAAACGGTAGTAGCGAAGGCTCGCTCTAAACCACCGAAATCGCCGGTGGTATATTGCAGAACGAGCAAGCCTTCATTACTACCTTCCCAGATGGGTTGCTGACTGCTTCCGAAAGTCGACATGGGCACGAAGTCCAAAGGAGCTAACGCTTGATGCACCACACCCTGCGGCAGCTGTAACGGCAGCGCTGACTCCAAGAGGCGATTGTCAAAGAAGATGCCGGTGCCATATCGGAGCAGGGCCCGGTCATCGAACTGCAGCAGCCTGGTTTCCTGGTTGGAGATTTCAATGTTGCCTGGCTGATTGAAATAACGGATGGCGGCTAACAGTGATCGAATGGATGGTTCCAACGATTGAAAGTAAACGTCTCCGTTCACCTGCACCACAGACCGGTCATTGACTGTGCCGTTGGTTAGCTGCACCACGGTCATCAACGGCTGATTCTGATTGGTGGCGGCAATCCAGTCAGCACGGCTTACAGGAACATTGAAAGAGTAAATAGCCCGCCTGGTTCCAGCGAACAATGTACCCTGGCCTAGCTGGGTATTGAGGTTGGCGTTGTGAAACACCGACCGAATATTACCGGCTTGGGTGGCAACAGTGAAACCATCACCACCGAGCACCAGAGGATTCTCGGTGACGTTAAGGATAGCATCATCGAAGTCGTAGGCATTGGTTCCCGATGGTCCCTTAACGATATCGCCAGCGTTCAAGCTTCGGCCAATGGCGTACCAAATCCGGCCCATGAAATAGTCCATCGCGGTCGCCGCCGGGATTTCATTAATGCCAGGAGTGCCAGGGGCTACGGCCAGGTTGGTGATACCCTTGCTTCGGCGTAGCAGTGTGCCGTCCCAAAACAGGGGGAGGGTTACATTGTCACCAGCCTGGATAATCAGGAACTGTTCCCCTTGCACAAAGAAGAACTGCGGCTGTGTCGCAGGCATGAACAGCACGAACATCGAGGACAGGTCAGTCACCGTTGGCGGGGTGGTCGGCTCGACTTTATAGATGTGGCCACTAATGGCGACGATATCGTAGGGATCGGCGTTAGCTGGGGAGTACATGAACTTCCCCTGGAACAGGCCGGACCCATCGTGAATTTGGCCCAGGCGTTCGTAGCCGCCCCTCGGGCTGATACCTCCATCCCGCACGGTGGCGTTTGATAACCACGCCAACATATTCCTGGCTAGACCGTTTGGGTTGGCTGGGCTCTGGATGGTGGGAACGCGGACACTGTCGACCCCTCCAGAAAAGTCGACCGACCCATCAGGTATTGCAACGGCTTCAGACATATTTCCATTTGAACCCGAGGGCTACGGGTCGCTTGCCCTTACACACTGCATGAATGTTACTCGTAGAAAAACCGAGACACCTTTCGGCTTCCGTTATACTCTCGAATCTGCCCAATTCTACTCCATCCAAATCCATCACAGCAACTGGCTTGAAACATGTCTTATTCAGTCGGTTGGCAAGAACGCCTTTGGCCACAGCCTCCCTGCTTCTCTTCTTCCCAAGCTGAGCCATCCTCATGTTGTGCTTTGCGGCATCCGATTTTGGGCCTCTTTTTACAAGGGCTTGGCCAGCCCTCATGTTAGCCCTCGCCTGTTCGGTGTGCTTGTATCCCGTTAAAGACTTGGCAACCCGGGCAACGTACTCCGGGTCTCGCTTAATTCCCCTGCAGGACCTGGCTGTCGGAGAAATGTTGTACCCCAGTTCCGGATTGGAACTCTGGTAAAAATTAATCCAAAACTGCTCCCTCGATAACAGGTTCTCTTTGGAGGGATCGGAAATCTCCTCTATCAACTGGATCTGCAAAGCGTCAGGGGTCTTTTTGAATGCTCTCAACAAGTGCCTATTTCCGTGAGTGCCTTGCTCGAGTTCGTGCCTGTGGCAGTTCCACCTCACATTAAGCCTGACGGCTGAACCGACGTAAATCTTACCGTTCAATGAGTTTATTATCGAGTATATTCCTGCTCCAAGTATTGTGAATGGAGGTGCCAATCGCATTGCACGACACTACCCCTTGGGTGTAAAGATTCAATCAGCAAATGGCAGCCAACACCATCGAGAAGTACGGTCTCAAAATTCCCTGGTCCCAAAACCCGCTCTCCTTAGAGTTTTATATGTGCCAAAACGGCGGCAGGTGGGCACGCAAGAACGGCACGGGATTCATCGGGAACGGCATGATGTTCCACTTCAAGGAGGCCATGAAGCTGATGTGGCCCTGGATTAAGTGGCATGAATGGGCCGACACACAGCTCGAGTGTTATCTGGGCTACAGAATCATCGGACAGATGGGCCCGGCGTCGACCGGCAAAACCTTCATTCCCTCAGCGTGTATCCTCGCCGATTACTACATGCATTCATCCTGCACAACGGTCCTGGTATCGAGCACCACACGCGAGAGCCTGGAGATGCGCGTACTGGGTGAAGTCAAAAAGCTGCATCGGATGGCGAAGGCAGGATTCAACTGGCTGCCGGGGAATCTGATCGAGGGCCGCCAGCGGATTGTTACTGACGACCGCAGCATCGCCGCTGAAGGCCGCGACTTTCGTAACGGCATTGTCGGTGTTGCCTGCAAACGCGGTCAGAGTTTCCAAGGCATCGAGGAATATGTCGGCATCAAGAACAAGCGGCTCAGGATGCTGGGTGATGAAATGCAGTTCCTTCCAAGGTCCTTCGTAGACTCGATAAGCAATTTGAACAAGAACGCGGATTTCAAGGGGGTATTCTCAGGCAACCCCAAGGACACGACTGACGCGCTTGGGGCTGTCTGCGAACCAGCAGCGCACCTGGGCGGTTGGGACGGTGGCATCGACCAGACCGGTGGCAGCAAGACCTGGGAGACTCGTTTTCACAAAGGCATCTGTATTCAGCTAGTCGGCACCGACTCCCCGAATCTCGACGGGAAGATGGGGATCCCCCTTATCACTCAGGAACAGATCGACGCAGACATCAAGTTCTACGGCCAGGACAGCCTGCAATATTCGATGATGGACCTAGGTCGCATGCCGCGCGGCCAAACGCAACGCCGTGTTATCACCAGGCAGATGTGCCTAAAGTTCCATGCGATGGAAGATCCCGTGTGGAAGAACGACCAGCGCACACGCATCGGATTCCTGGACGCAGCCTACCGAGGCACTGGTGGTGACCGCTGTGTATTTGGCGAGCTACAGTTCGGTCCCGAAGCAGTGGCTGATGCAGCCGCCGACCTGGTTTCAGCAATCGTAACACAGAAGGTTACAAGTTCACGGGAGCCGACTATCATGGCGCTGATTGATACGATGGTTGTTCCGGTCACGATGAGCCCAAGGGACATGCCTGAGGATCAGATTGCGGCCTTCGTTAAGACAGAGTGCGAGCGCAGACACATCAGCCCGGACAACTTCTTCTTTGATACAACTGGCCGCGGATCACTCATGGCTGCCTTCGCCCGGCTGTGGTCGCCAAATGTGCAGGGGATAGAGTTTGGTGGAGCTGCAACCGATCGCAAGGTGTCGGCTGACATCGACATTATGTGCAAGGATTATTACTCCAAATTCGTCAGTGAACTTTGGTACGCGGTGTCCCTTACTATTCAGTCAGGTCAGTTCCGAGGAATGACCGAGGACGCAATGGCGGAAGGCTGCATGCGGGAATGGGGGTTTGTCTCCGGGAACCGGATTGAGGTCGAGACAAAAGAAAAGATGCGCGTCAAAAGCGGAAGAAGTCCCGACATTTTTGACGCGATTTGCGCCGGTGTGGAGGGGGCTCGCCGCCGGGGATTCATCATCTCCCGGCAGGTGGCGGTGCAGCACAAGAAGATTGACCACACCTGGAAGCAGCAGCTGCGCGACCGGGCCAAGAATCTCAGCCAGGCCGGGCAGCTCAATTACTCTTAGACCCCTGGCGGTTTGGGAGGCAACGCCGAAGGGTTCAACGCCGCTATAGTCGCACGTAGCTGTTGGGCCGCTTCAACTGCATCCTTGTTGCTGACTTCGCTCTCAAGCACCGACAGAACATCGTTGACCGTCCCAGTCTCCACCTGATGCTGCTGCATCCAAGCCGTTAGAGCCGAGTCATAGTTGCTTCCGTTGGGAAGAGTCTTGATAAACTCACGAATAGTCTCCACGCTCTGAGCCAGAGTCACGCCAACCTGTTTGTTCTTGCTCGAACGGAACCATGCCCACAAAGCGGCTGCGGCCCCGATGGCACCGCTGGCGATAGTTCCATACCCCGGTATCAGTGCTGCTCCAGCTTGAGCATCCTTAACCCCTGGCCCGGGTGTGTAAACATACTGCGGCTGCAAGTTGGTCGTCACAACCTGCGGTCCTCCCGAAACCGGCGTGTTGGTCGCGATAACCGTGATGTAATTAGTTTGCACCGAAAACAATGCGCTTTCCACCTTCGTCGGGGGAGCACCATTGTGAAACGAGGTACACCCTACGAGCAGGGTGACGGTTAAGATTGGTATGAGGTAGCGTAGTTTCATGGTTTATTTTGTTTTGTCAGATCTTCTGCCCGTTGTTCTGCTCTGCCAGCCGCATGCGCGATAGTAGCCGTGGAAGCGTCACGGTCGGCCATCAATCCGTTGGTAGCTTTCTCAATGCGCACACTGATTTTGTGAACCTTAAGGCTCACCAAAGCTGCTATGGCACTACTAATCGTGCCCAATAACGCGATAACCTCCCCTTCAGTAATAGTCATGGTGCAATCACTTTACTCCCAAGAGTCTCCAGAAGTAAACCTTGGTGTGAGGCGGCATCTGGACGGTGTAGAAATTGGTGCTGACCGTCCCTTTGAAAGAAACGGGCACCGTGTTCGTATGCGTTCCAAATGTCTGAGTCTTGGTGTCAAAGGCCGTCACCACCTGCTTTGTGGCCGTGTTCGACCAAGTGTTGGAATCAGGAGACTCC